ATCTAATGTTCGTCCCCAGCGCTTCGGTGATAGGCAATCATCCTATCGCTATTAATTTCCTCCCAATCCACTCCGCCACCTGCGTAACGACGGCGTTTCCGGCAGCGAAAGCCTCCGCAAGGTTGGCCGCATCCAGTCCGAGGCAAAACCCATCATCCTCAGCCGCTCGCCGCCGCTCAGCCATCTGATCCCATCCGTGCGGATGAGCGACGAAAGTGGTACAGCCCATAGTGATTTGGGACCCGGCTTTGTTTGCCAATAAAGTATTGGCAGCCCAGGCATCCGCGGCGCGTGGCCACTGGATCGATTGAGACGCTGGAGGTATTGCGTCCACTGGCGCGGCGTCAGCCAGCAACTCCATGGGGGGCATTCGTCGATAACCTGCGACCAGGAATACGCGGCGACGTTGCTGGGGGACTCCGAAATATTGAGCATTAAGCACTCGCCAAAATCCCACATACCCGCAGTCCGCAAGGGCCCGGACGACTGTCTCAAAGTCCTGGCTATCGTTGACAGCGAGCAGGTTAACGACGTTCTCAAGGACCACCCAGCGAGGTTGAATTTCTTTGAGGATTCGTATGACTTCCCAGAACAACCCGCTACGTTTGCCACGCAGTCCGCGGTTGTCTCGGTTGCTTTCCCTGCAGCCGGCCATGCTGATGTCCTGGCAGGGAAATCCAGCGGTGAGAACATCGATGGGGATGAGGTTGTGAGCGCCGCACTGGCGCACGTCTTCAAATTGTTGTGCATGGGGAAATCGATCGGCAAGCACAGCCCGGTTGACGGGGTTGAGCTCCACCTGCCAGGCGCTGCGGTACCCCGCGTTTTCAAATCCGACATCAAAACCTCCTATGCCTGCGAACAGGCTTCCAATGGTGGGCTGCAGCATTCTTGAACTCGTTGTTCTGGATGCTCGCGGCACGCTTGGGGGAGGCTCTGGGCCTTCAAGTGGTTCAGTGTCCGGCAACGCGGGCACTTGATCTGAATTTCAACGACGCCGCTGACCGCGGCGAGTTTGCGGTGGCATTGGCCACACCGTATGTCCTGCATGAAAATCATCCTTGATATCAGTCAAACGTCAGGGTTCTACCTGGCTCGATAACCTCGGGCTATGTTTCGACTTGTGCCTTTCGCCACTCGCGATCAACCGCCCGCTTTGCCGTTTTCTCGTTCGCGTACAACCACCGTAATCGCTTCGGCGTGCTTTGATCACCAGCCATAACTGTTTTTTCCTTCCCTGTATTTTTGTCGCGGTAGTGGGCGATCACTCCGGAGAAGTTGCGCGTATTTTCCTCGGCCAAATCTTCAACGGAATCCTCAGGCAGTTTGCTCTCCAGCGTCAGGCCGAGGGTGTAACCATTGTCCGCACCTAGAGTGTGCTGCACGTTTCCGCCGTACCAGATGATCTCGTCAATCTCCGGCTTTACGCCCTGGAGCGTGTAGGTCAGCTCCGGGATCAAGTCCGGCCGTCCCATGGCCAAGGTGTAGCTGAGCGTCGCACTACCGCGTTGCAGACGGTTGAACTCCGCCCGGGCTGCGCGCAGGGCGGATTGCCGATCGCTGTAGGTGTGGCGAAGGTCCTTGAGGTTTTCCCCGCCGCCGGCAATGGCTTCCTTCTTGGTGGCACTGTTCACGTCATAGAAGTAGGCGCGCACCCCGTCATAGCTGTCGCGGTCAGCTTTCAGGTATCGATGTTGGTCTCCGTCCGACCTGGTCAGGGTGATGTGTGGCAACTCCGCGCCGCTGACGGTCTTGCCACCGCCAGCTGGCAGGCACAGCAAGCAGCCGGCCTTGACGGTGACCACGGCGTCGAACTCTTCGCCGATGCGGCTGATCAGGTTGGCATCAGATTCGTTAGCCTGGTCGAGCTGCAGGATAGGTGACCCCTGGAGAGCATCCGCAACAGTGGACTTCAGGCCGTTGCCCAGGGCGATGTCACCCAGGACGTGGCCGAGCGTCGTGTCGCTCCAGCTGCGTTCACGTTTGGTCTTCAACCCTTTGCGCAGGTCCGCCGAGCGGGCGCGGATGCTCAGCACGTCGGGGGCGCCGCTGTGTTCTGTTTCGTCGACGGTGTAGGTGCCTTTGTCGACCAGGCCGGTGTCGCTCCAGCCCAGCCACAGTCGAATCACGGCGCCTGTGGGCGGTATAGCCAGCAGGCCGTCATGGTCGCTGAGGGTGATGCTGAGCTGGTCGGCTTCGATGCCGCGGTTGTCCGTCAGGTCCAGGCTCATCAGCCTGGGGCTGATCAACTGGGCGATGTCCTGGCCGTCAACGGTGAGGCGAAACGCCGGCACCGGGTACGCCGCTTCACGCCTGTAGCGTTCGCGGGTGTTGTCGAGGAACCCGGTGACTTGGGTTAGGGCTGCATCGATCACAACAGTGCCCTCATGAGGTTGACGCCCGCGGCGGTACCGGCGCCGATCAGGTCGATGCGGTCGTCATCGATGCGCTTGAGGCTGAGGGTGAACTCGATGCGTCGCGGTGTGCCGTCGCGGAAAAAGATCGTTTTGGTTTCGCTCAGGCTTTCGATGATCCATAGGCCGTAGATTCGTCCGCTGCCCTCGACCATGGGCCAGGCCTTTCCCGTGTTGGCCATAAGGCGGAGGGCGTCGAGGCTCAAGGCGGTGCCGGCGAGTTCCGGCAGGATGATGCCGGGGAGGGAGATGGCGTCGTCTCCGCGACCGACAAACTGCCGAGCCGGTGCGGCGCCGATGCGGTTGTTGCTGGCGTGACGCCATTCAGTCTGGCGTTGAAGCTCCTGGTAGGCGGCGGTGGACAGGCTGAAGACGAACATGCCCAGGGCAAGCATCATGGCAATTACTCCAAGTCAGACAGTTTACTGCGGTTGCGGGCGCTTTTTTCGCTGGCGATTCGGGTCAGCTCGGCGCGTACCGCGCGGCCGATCGCCTGCACGTCCATACCCGGTGTGGGGTGGATGTTGATTTCGTAGTTGTCGTGACTGTCATAGGCAGAGACAGGCGCGGGGCTGATTGGCGCCCGATCATCAACCGACAAGGTGGCGAATGCGGTCGCGGCGATGGGCATCGGCGGTAGCCCAATGGCACCCAACGAGCCGGCCATTTCGCCTAGTGCCCGTTGGCCTGTTGAGGCGATCTGCTTGCCGATCAGGGCGATGGTACGCAGCGGGTCGGTCTGGCCGGCTTCCAGACCTTGGGCCAGGCCGGCCATCGTGAAACCGCCGAGCTCTGCGAACACTCTCGATGGGCTGTGGATGTCGAGCTTTTCCTTGAACCAGCCAATGGTCGAGTCACCAATTGAGGTGATGGCCCCCTTGATCTGGCCCATGCCGGCGAATAGCCCGTTGACCAAGCCGTTGACGATCAAGTTGCCGAACTCGGTGAAGCGCTTCGGCAGGTCCAGCCCCAGATAATTGAGTACACCGGCGAATGCCTGGTAGATCAAACCGATAGGGCTGAAGTTGGCCAGTGTTGTGAGGATGCCGCGGATACCGCTGCTGAAGCCGACTTTGATTTCGGCCCAAGCACTGATGAAGTAGAGCTTTACTGCATCCCAGTTTTGATAAATCAGGTAGGCCGCGCCGGCAAGGGCGGTCATGGCAAGGCCAATGGGGTTTAGCATCAGCGCACGGCCGATCATGAGCAGAGCTTTGCCGACAAAAGGCAGCACGGTTTTGCCGAGTTTCCAGAGTAGTCCTATCAGGCTGGGCAGTTGGACACCCATTCGAGCGAACATCAAACGCAGGGCAGCGAAGGGAAGTAGCACGCTTGCTACGGCCACCAGGAACCCGCCAACGGCCACGGTCAGCCCCGCAACAATGGCAACGGTTTGGACCAGGCCAGATGCGAGCCTTGGATTTTCCTTGGCCCAGGTTTTCACGCTGCGAACGATGTCGATGACCGACTGCACCAACCCCCTCAGAGGGCCGTCCTGCTGCTCTTCCAGTTCGATACCCAGATCCTGCCAGGCACTACTGAGGGTGGTCAGGTCGCCCTTGAGATTGTCAGCCATCACCTTGGACGTTTTGGCCGCTTCACCCTGGGTCTCGCGC